ACGAGTGGCGAAAAATACCGAGTTGACAAGGATGGTTTTTAGGCATGGCTCAAACTTCCACCCCCACATTCTCGGGCAGATGGCGCGTCCTTCACGCCGATGTCATCAAGTCCCTGGACGAGCCGACGAAGGCCGACCTCCGCATGGTAGATCGCTTCGTCCAGAACCTCCAGACCGCAGATGACCTGATGGCCGCAGCCGTGGCCGAGCCGTTTGTCGAAGGCTCCACCGGCCAGACGACCGAGCACCCCGGCTTCAAGGTTGCCACCCGATGCGATGCGCAGGCAGTGTCCTACGCCCGCCAATTGAAACTGACCCCGTTTGTGAGGAACCTTGCCGCCAGCGAAGACCCCGACGAAGCCGAGGAGTACGACCCGATCCTCCAGGCCCGCGATGACCTCGCCGCCCGACGGCGAACCCGCGCAGCTTAGATACTTCGAGGAGTTCTGCGGACGGCTGACCCTTGAGGACGGCTCCCCGCTGGAGCTGTACCCCGAGCAGCGGGTCATGCTGCGCGATTACTTCAACGGAGCGCAGGAGTCGCTAATCCTGATTCCGAAGAAGAACGGGAAGACCACGCTTCTCGCTGCGCTCGGTCTGTTCCACCTGATCGTCACCGATGACGCGGCTTGTTACATCGGTGCGGCATCTAGGGATCAGGCATCCATCCTTTACAAGCAGGCGTACGGATACATCCGGCGCAGCAAGTGGCTGGACGATCATGTAGACGCCAAGCCGGGATACCGCGAGATCCGATCCCGCCGTGACTCGGGAACGCTCCAGGTTCTCGCCTCCGACGCCAACACGGCAGACGGCGTGATCCCGACCCTGGCGCTAGTGGACGAACTCCACCGCCACAAGAACTCAGACCTTTACGCGGTCTTCCGCGACGGTCTCGGCCCCCGCGACGGCCAGATGCTCACCATCTCGACTGCCGGCGACGATGAGAACTCCCCGCTCGGAATGCTCCGGCAGGGCGCACACGCTCTGAAGGATCAGACGCACGAAGGCGCTTACCGCTACGCCCGCAAGGAAGGCTTCGCCCTTCACGAGTGGGCGCTGGACCCGGACCAGGATCGCAGCGACCTGGATCTCGTAATTCAGGCCAACCCGGCACCGTGGCAGTCGAAAGACATACTCCGCGGTCGGCTGGAGTCGCCTTCTACCCGGACATGGGAATGGGCGCGGTTCGCCTGCGGCGTATGGGTATCCGGTGAGGAGTCGGCGATCTCCGAGAAGGAATGGCGCGACTGCTGCGACCCGCTTGCCGAGATCCCGGACGGCACCCCTGGCGTCGTGGTCGGAATTGACCTTGGCTGGAAGTGGGACACCACCGCCATCGTTCCTGTCCACAAGGACGGCGAGATCCACACGGTTCACACGCCGACCATCGTTACCCCGCCGCAAGACGGCACCTCCACGCAGGTCGAGGACATCTGGCAGCCGATTGAGGACATGGCGAGCCGGTGGCCCGAAGTGACCTTCGTGATTGACCCGAATGCGGGCGGCGAACAGATGGCACAGCGGATCGACAACGAACTTCCGCATGCTCGGGTGGCAACTCACTCGCAGCAGGCAACCACGATGGCTCTGGCGGCTCAACGCCTGTCCGACGCCATTGCGGAAAAGCACATCCGCCACCCTGACGACGCGCAGCTAAACGCGCATGTCATGTCGGCAGCGGCCAAGACGGCCGGCGAAGGCTGGCGATTCGTCAAGCAGGGCAAGAAAAAGATGCCGATTGACGGCGTGATCGCCCTCGCAATGGCAGTCAGCACTCTCCACGAGGACGAACCCGTCTCGTCGGAGTCCTGGTTCATCTAACGAAAGGAGGTCATATGGCCCCGACGACCCCCGCCGCATGGCGTGACCTTCTTGAACACCGCCTCCACGAACGCTGGAAGGAATGGCAGACCTTTGACGACTACTACGAGGGCGACCAGCGCGTCTCGAAGTGGCTCCGCACAACTCAGGCCGAATTTCAGGGCACCGTTCTGGGCCAGCTCCTACGCGGGCTGACCGACAACTACATGACCCTCGTGGTGGACGCGCCGGCGGAACGCTGCCGGGTCCAGGGCTTCCGCTTCGGCGACGACGCCGACGACCAGGCGTGGGACATCTGGCAGGCTAACGGGCTCGACGCTCAGGCCAACATGGTCCACACCGAGTCGATCAAGCTCGGCGAGGCGTACTGGATGGTCCAGCCGGACGGTGACACACCGCTGATCACCTCCGAGCATCCGTCGCAGGTCATCGTGGCACACGCTCCCGGCAACCGGCGCAAGCGACTGGCCGCGCTGAAGAAGTGGCGCGACGGCGAGGACTACTACGCCAACGTGTACCTGCCCGGAGGCATCTTCAAGTACCGCTCTACCGAAAAGCATCTCCGCAACCAAGACGCGGCAAAGCGGTGGACCCCCACTGAGAGGAGCGCTAACCCGCTCGGCGAAGTTCCCATCGTCCCGATCCCGAACAACCCTTCCATGCTCAGAGGAGGCCGCTCAGACCTCTCCTACGGTGCTGTGAGCCTTCAGGATCAGATCACCAAGACGGTCGTAGACCTCCTGATCGGTTCCGAGTACCACGGCCTGCCGCAGCGTGTCTTGCTCGGCGTCGAGCCGCCCCGAGACGAGAACGGCAAGGTGCTGAGCCGCGATCAGGTCACGAAGTCACGGCTTTGGTTCTTCAAGAACGAGAACGCCAAGGCTCACGAGTTCAGCCAGGCTGACCTCTCCGCACTGCGCGAGTCCATCGACGGCTACATCGGCGACCTCGCCGCACAGACCCGCATCCCGATCTACTACTTCCGCCCGGCTGCGATCTCGAACATCTCCGCTGAAGCCCTGATCGGACTGGACGCCGGGCTGGTCAGCAAGTCTCACGACAAGCAAGACCCCTTCGGTGAGGGCCATGAGGAGATGATGCGTCTCGCCTTCAAGACCATCGACCCGACCGACCCCCGCGCCTCCGCTACCGACGCCGAGACGATCTGGAAAGACACCGAGAGCCGGTCGATGGCGCAGTTGACTGATGCCGTTATGAAGGAGGTTTCGATGGGACTGCCCTTTGAGGCCGCTCTGGAGAAACTAGGCTACTCACCGCAGGCCATTGACCGCATAATCGCCATGCGGGACACCGACTTCCTCGTCAACGAAGCCACCCAGCCGGCGCTCGAACCACCCACGGCCTAACCCATGCCTGCCACCGCGAGGTCATGGCGGATCACCGAGGCATACCGCCGTCGGATCTCAAACGACCGCAAGGCGCTCCAAGTCCGCGCCGAACAAAGCTGGCCGATAGACGGGGAGATCAGTACGACCGACTGGGTTGCGCGAATGGTCGCCCTGGTCGAGGTCAAGCAGTCGCAGGCAGTCAGACGGGCCTCCGCTTACCTAGCCGCCTACGTCGCATCCGAAACCGGCAGCAGGACCGCCCGCATGACGCTCGACCCGGCAAAGTACGTCGGACTGAGCCGCGACGGTCGCCCGCTCGCCGAGTCATTCCGCTCACCGCTGATCGGCGTCCTCTACCAGATCAAGCAGGGCGACGATGTTACGGAAGCGCTGAAGCTCGGCAAGGAACGGGCCAAGCGCACGGTCGGCGTTGACTACGACAACGCGCACCGTCTGGCCCTACTTGACGCTATCGCCGCCGACCCGAATACCGAAGGCTGGCAGCGGGCGGTCGCCGGGACGTGTGGAGCATGCGCTGCGGCAGCAGACGGGACGGTTGATGGATCACTTCACTTTGAGGTTCACCCAAACTGCCAGTGCATTTCGGAACCAGTCGTCATTGCTGCGGCCATTACCGCCGCCGCCGCAATCAGTGGCCGTGAGCCACCGAGTCGGGACGCCTTCCGCCGCCCGACCGGCCAGGAGCTATTTGACGCCAAGACCGAGGCCGAGCAGAACGAAATGCTCGGACCCGAAACCGCCCAGCTTGTAAGGGACGGCATCGTCACGATCTCCGACCTCTACAGCAAGGCCGAGCTGGACGACGCACCCGACTTCATCACCCAGCGGCCGCTCAACGAACTTACCTAACACCGAACGTCAGCGGTACTGACGGCAACCCACCCGAAAGGGGCGCAACATGCCAGAGGAGACGGCAACCGCCGAACCCGAAGCAACCACGGAAACCTCAACCGAGGAATCCGGCACCACCTTCAGCCAGGAGCAGGTCAACGACCTACTCGCCAAGCAGAAGGGCAAGATCACGTCCAAGTTTGCGGACTACGGCGACCTCAAGGCCGCCGCCGCGAAGCTGACCGAGATCGAGGAAGCCTCCGCCTCTGAGCTTGAAAAGGCCCAGAAGAAGGCGACCGAACTGGAAACGCGGCTGAAGGAAACCGAAGCCAGCGCACTCCGCATGGAGGTCGCAAGTGAGAAGGAACTACCGGCGAAGCTGGTCCCGTTCCTGACCGCAACCGACCGCGATGGACTCGCCGAGCAGGCCAATACCCTGCTCGAAAACCTGAAGCCCGCTAACCCGGACTTCGACGGGGGAACGCGTGAGCCGACCCCTGACCCCGTGACGCCCGAGCAGTCTCACAACGAGACTTTCCTCAAGGCGCTCGGGCTCAAAACCAACTAACACCGCCCCGGCACCGCTGACTCCATAGTCGGCCAGCCACCGGATAGCGGGGCTCCCCTAAAAAGGAGCTGGTCTATATGGCCAATAACACACCGTTCTCCGGCCTCAGTGATGCTGCCGGCGGAATCCTTCTCCCCGAAGCTGAGGGAGCGCTACTGACCAATGGAGTTCTTCAGGCAGCCGGAGCATTCATGTTCGCCGGAGACTCCCGCACCACCAGTTCGAGGCGCGAAGCGTTCAAGATCTGGAACGGCACCCCCACTGCTGAGGTAGTCGGCGAAGGCGGCACCAAGCCCGTCACCGGCGGCGAGTTCGGCGGAGGCACTCTGAACATCAAGAAGATCGCGTCCATCGTGACCTTCACCGATGAGCAGATCGAAGACGTACAGAACGGCGACATGAATGTGCTGGTTGACTCCGGCGTTCGTGAAGCCATCGCTGACGTTGCCGATGCCAACGCCGTCGGCAAGGACTCCGGTACGAACATCGCCGGCACCTTCGA